GGTCGCGGATGACGAAGAAGTCGGCGGGGCGCGCCGGCTGGGCATCGGCCGAGCGCACCAGGTTGACGACGATCGAGCAGAGCAGCGCGCTATGCAGGTCGCTCAGCCGGTCGGGCAGCGGCTGGTGGAAGGCCTCCAGGCGGCCCCAGTCGTACAGCTCACGCAGCGACATCGAGGCTTCGATCTCAGCCACCGTCTTGTGCAGCGCCAGGGCGAGCCGATGCAGGAACCGCCGCTCTGGCGCTAGGGGGAAGGGCCGGCTGGCTCCTCCTCGGCGTGCCCATTGGACTGGGCCTGAGGCGCGACGTCGGCCGCGGGGTCGGTGGCGCGCAGGCCGTTGGTGAAGGCGCAGCGGCCCGCCAGGTAGGACAGCCGCTCGCGAAAGCGGAACGGCTGGCCCAAGATCTCGTCGACCGAGGCGAACACCGGCTCGCCCGTGTCGGTGTAGCGCAGCGATACCACGAGCAGCGCGAAGGAGCCCTCCTCGCCGTTGCGCTCGAACGCTTCGAGCATCGCCTTGCCTTCGCGGATCGAGAACTCCGCAAAGGTGACCGCGCGCTCCTTCCAGGAGTCGCGGTTCATGCCGCGACCTCAGCCGCCACCAGTGGGCGCGGCGTCACCGTCGTCGCGGGCCTGGGCGAGCCGCGCGTGGCGGCTGACGACTGCGCCGGCACGAAGCCAGGCGGCGGCGTCTTGTAGAAGTGGACCTGGCCGTCGATCTGGCCGCCGATGTTGTTGGCGACCGCGGCATTGATGCCGAGCGAGACGTCGAACGTGTTCACGATGGCCATGAAGGTCCAGCCGCAGCCATCGGGCAGCCGCACGTCGATGACCGGCTCCTCGCCCGAGCGGTAGCAGTCACGCGCCCGGTCGAGGGCAGCGTCCTGGCAGTCGTAGAAGCCGGCCGCGGTCCAGGTGCCGATGGCCGGCAGGCCCGGCACGATGCGATGCGCGACGTCGCACAGCGTCGTGACGTCGATAGTGGCGCCGGCCGGGTTGTTGGCGTTGAAGTTCGAGCGGCACAGTTCTAGCCAGGTCGGCCCGAAGACCAACCCATCGACAGCGTTGATCGCCGCCGCTTCCTTGGTGGTGTCGCTGTCCTCCAGCGTCAGCGCCTGGCCGGCGACGTTGCTCACCTTGAAGGGCATGTCATCGATGGACGGCCAACCGGTGCCGTGCGGCACGACGATCTCCCCGGCCTGCGGCGCGGTGCCCGTCACCAGCGTGACGACGCAGGGCTTCGCCTTGGTCGCGCTGACGATGGACCACTGGCTGGCCTCGATGTCATCGCTGATCATGATGACCGAGCCCTGGGACGATAGGCGGGACATGCTTTTGGTCTCCTTTCACTTGGGCATGGCGCTGACCGCCGCGTCGATCATCTTGAGCATGGCTTCGCGGAACGATTGAATGGCTTGCGGTGCGTTCGAGCCGAAGATCGGTCGGAGCCAGGAGCGGCTCGTGATGCCGCCGCGGCTGGCGGTCGACATCCAGCGGTCGACGGCCTTGGCTTGGCGGAACTTGCCGCGCGTGGTCTTGGCGGCCTTGCCGATGCGCAGGAAGCCAGGTGTGCGGCCCGAGCGCCGCGGCCCGGTGCCGAACTCCAGGAAGCGCCACCAGAAGGCGATGGACGACGTCGGCGCCGAGCGTCGGCGCTTGCTGCTGAGCCGCTTGCGCACCAGCGAGGCGAAGGGCGCGGCCGGGCCCGCGATGCTCTGCGCGTACTCTTCGACGTAGCCGGTGAGCGTGTCGTTCTTGGGATCGCGCTGCACGCCGACGCCGAGCCCGGCGCGAATGGCGCCGGTGCGGCGCACGAACGTCGTGTAGGTCGCAGCCTTCATCGGCTCGGCCAGCGTCTGCCCGGCCGCGCGCAGCGCCTGCCGCCCGATCTCGCGATGCACCTCGGCGCTCAGCTTCTGGAAGTTCGCCTGCGCCTGGCTGAGCCCCCTGAGCTCGATGCGCGACGGCACGTCACGGGCCTGGCAGAGCCGGCGGCGGCTCCTCGGGGAAGCCCTCCCAGCCGCCATGCAGCGGGTCGGTGCCGTCGCGCCTGGTCTGGAACGTGTAACGGACGGTGAGCGCAAGCTGCCACCACTCGCCGAAGCCCTCGGGGTCGACGTCATGCGGCCCGTCGACTCGCAGGATGACGAGGCCGTCGCGGCGCGCGCCGTGGAAAGTCTCCCGGATGTAGTCGACCGCCTTATCGAGCACCGCCGGGCCTTTGCCTGAGCGCGTGAACAGCCCTATCAGGATGGTCCCGGTCTCTTCGACCCAGGGCTTGCTGCCCAGCGTGACGTCGGTGCGCGCCTCGGGCTGGACGATGGCGGCGCCCCAGGGATCGTGCGCGTCGTTGGTGTCGACGCCGTAATTGACCGCCTCGACGTAGGGCAGAACATCGGCCGGGATGCGCTCGCTCCAGATCTGCAGGAAGATGGCGAGCGGCGTGGTCATTGCTGCGAGCCCCTCACCAGGATTTTGAGGAAGATGAAGGGCGGCACCGCGGGCGCCGGCCGCCACTCCTGCACCGCGTAGCTCTGCGTGCCGACGATCATGCGATCGTAGCGGCGAGGCATCTCCAGGCCGGTCACGATGGCGAACTGCTGGGCGTCGACGACCGCCACCAGGTCCTGCTGCATTGCGCTCGCGAAGGTGTCCTCGGTTCGGAGCCCGCGCATGAAAGCGCGCAGCACCGATGGCGCGAGGCCACCCTGCTGCATGTATTGGACGTCGCGCGCGAACTGGCGCAGCGCCCACCGCTCATACGGGGCGATGCCGTCGACGAGGTTCCAGGTCATGGCGCTTCGACGGCGCTCGTGGTCGGGAAAAGCTCGAGCCCCATGCCCGAGCGATGATCGACGTAGACGTCCAGCACGTTGGCGTAGGGACCGAGCAGCGGGTCGGCAGCACCGGGGCCGCGGCTCGCCGCTTGCACGAACGGGTTGACCGGGCTCACCTCGACGTCGCCCACGTCGATGACCGAGATGCGATTGACGGTGCCGCCGCTCATGCCCGCGCTCTGCAGCTGGCGCTGGCTCCACAGCGTCTGCATGCAGCCGAGCAGGCACTCGTACAGATCTGCCGGCAGCTCCTCCCAGCCCGCCTTGTAGGTGATGCGCGCGCGCCCGCTCACAAGCACCTGGCCCAGGTCCTCGGCGATGCCCGATGCCTGCAGCGACAGCAGCTTGCCGCTCGCCTTGTCCCAGCGCACATCGGTGGTGGCGTGCGCCTCTTCGTTGACGACGATGGCGTCTATGCTGGCGACCGGGAAGTAGCGCAGGAAGACCGAGCCGCGCCGCGGATACGAGATGATGGGGGGCTGGTTCGCTGAGTAGTGCTGGTCGATCAGCTCACCCCAATCGTCAATGAAGCTGGCCGGAGGCGCACAGAGCCTGCGCAGGGTGTATGCTTCGATGCGAGCCCACACGCCGTCGATGCGCCGCTGCAGCCACTCGTCCTGGCTGGTGTCGCCCTCAGGGATGCCGAGATCGTCTTTGAGGGTATCCAGATCGATAGGCGCGTGCGTCGCCTTCGCCGCTGCCTTCTCGGAGCGGGTGTCATCGGCCATCGCCGCCCCCCTACTTAGGGTTAAATCTCGATGACGCGCGCGCTGGCAATTCCGGCTCAAAGCGAATGCGTGACCGAATGGCCTGTCTGGGCACACTTGAAATACACGCTTAGACCACTTCCAGGTGAATAGCTTCCACGACATCCCCAAGAAACTGCACCACCCCGTCAACGTCTGTTGGACTAATTGGCCATCGCGTTTTCGGATAAGTCGGGTCCAAATCTGCCTCGTGCGCAATCTTGTTCCGTCGATCGACAATCAGCAACAGTCGCTGCTTTAGTTGCTCTGGCGTGACCCCGAGACGCCTAGCCACCGCGACCCAAAGATTCAACTCCTTGATAAGTCTGATTCCATCCGCAACTCTATCTGGTTGCTGAAAGGAAAGACGGCTGTGCTGGTCGCGGATTTCGGCCTCAAAGTCCGCGCGAGTAATCGTGGGTCCCATCCCGAAGCAGTTCATCGAGATTCGGAACCTGAGATATGCTGGAGACGGAGTGCGATTGCCATCGAACGTTTCAAGCATACCTAGACGTGCAACCTCATGCACATAATGATCGAGAGCGCTGACAGCTAGGACATATTGCGCTCGCAGAATGTCACTCGTATCAACCGCGGCCGTCACCATGGTGCCCAACGCCTGCACCAAGCCTCCGAGCGCTTTCACTCGATCCATATTCTCCCTGAACTGCTCAATCGCACTAAGCATTTACGAGCGCAATCACTCGATCAGCAGCTTCACCGAACAGCCTTGCAAATTCGTGCATCGATTTCTTTGTCCGAGCAAGCACGACGCCCGTCTGCTCTAGCTGAACATCCGTAAGAGCGAATACAGGTGCATTATGCTTTTGCGACTGAGCAATCAATCCATTGAAGTCCGACATCTGAAGGAGTGGTTCACCTGCTTCAAGTCCCACCATTTTATAAGTTGCCTCAGGCAGCATCATATCGGCAGTGCGTAGCACCGGGACCAGCTTTTGCTTTACCTTTTCCTCAATCTCATCGATCCACTTCTGAAACGCGGTCGAAGCTGTGCCGCGCGAGCGTAGACGATACTTCTGAACTATGGTCCCGAGGAACTTTGGATTGCAGTTAGGAAGCGGGTACGCTGCCTCTTGAAGGACCTTCGTACTCTTCGCCTTCACTGCCCATTCCTTCCATTTGGGCAACACCGACGCCAGCGAGTCTATTGCCATCACGGAAAAGTAATCTGGCGTCATCGGCACGAGGAAGTAGTCGCTAGTCGACAGTAGATTTTGGTTGATCGGCCCGAGACTGGGGCTCATGTCGATTAGGATGATATCGATCCTGTACTTCTCAGCCGTAAGTTGAAATAGTCGGGACGGCGCACCTGGCAAATTTTGTAATGTGACGAGCGACCCAGAGAGCTCTTGCGCAATACCAAGGGTAGTTTCGTACTCTGCCAGCCCGATATGCCCCGGAAGCAGAAGTAGATTTTTGTTTTTCTTGATGGTTTCACACTCGACGGGCGCGAGAGGGATTGGCTTCGATTCAAATGCCGGCGCCAGTCCATCACGAATGTTCCGGATGCCGCCTTTTTTGTAGACTACGTCAAGCTCCTCGACACCCTTGAACCCAACAAACATCCCGGTGAGGTTGCACTGCGGGTCACAATCTACCAACAACACCCGCTGGCCCTTCTTGGCGAGCATCCATCCCAGATTGAACGCCGTGGTCGTCTTGCTCACACCACCCTTGTGGTTGAACAACGATATCTGCTTCGCCATTTCACCATTCTCGTAATGAGCCTTCAAAGTTTGCATTGATCGGTTGTGACAGTCAGCGAAATTCGCAATGTGTCCCCAGATCGTTTTCCTTAGCATGGTTCATGCTGTGTTCCTGCACGTAGGAAGCGTACGCCGAGCACTCGCGATCAGCCACAACTCCAGAAGCAGACACGCAAGCGCTATCGGTTTTCGACGCCAGAGTGCTTCTCAAGCAGGTCGTCGAGCAATTCGGCGATCAGCGGCTTGAACGAGCCGATGACGTGCCCCGACTCCGTCAGCTCGCCCTCGCGGGTAAGCGCGAAGGCGCGCTTCTCAGCCTTGGCATTCTTGCCGCCGACCTTCAGCCAATGCTCCTCGCTGCCGGGCGTACCGGGCTGGACGCCCTTGCTGACCTGCAGCGCGTGCCACTCGCCGAAGCGGAAGACGCGGTCGCCCAGCTCATAGTCGGCCTCGACCGACCAGTAGCCGCGCACGATGGGCACCGCGAGCGTGCGCATCATCTCGTAGCTCGTGCCATCGCTTAGCATTGCGCGCAACGCCACGGTGCGCTCGCCTTCCCAGCGCAGGTCGAGGCCAGCCAAGCCGACCAGCACCGGTAGCCAGGCGTCGTCCTTGCCGGGCTCGCCCTCGGTGTCGCGCCGCGCCAGGAAGAGGCCGTTGCGATGGCGCACCATTACGCCAGCGCCATGCCGGCCCTCGGTCCACACCGGCGGCGGTACGAATGGCGGCAGGGCCTTGGCCGCGACTGCGCGCTCGACGTGGGCGCTCAGCTCAACCTTCATCCCTACCAGCTCGTCGGCAATGACGGTCGAAACGATGGCCAGGATCTCATCGCGAGTCACGCGGCCCTCCTCATGCGCTGACGCACCACGGCGCGCACCACAGCAAGATCGACGGCGGCCTGGTCGTCGGGCGCAGGAGCTGGATCGGATGGTGGCACGGGCGCCGGTGCCGGGGCTGGCGCGGGCTTTGTGGGTTCGGCGTCAATGGGCTGGTACTGAACCTGCACGCGGGGCGTCTCACCGCCCTTCACTGGCTCCAGCCCTTCTTGGGCGCGCACTTCATTGATCGACTGCCAGCCTGCGTTCAGCGCTTCGCGGTATGCGGCATACCGGACGTCGATCTCGGTGCGCAGCATCGCCGACAGGTCGAGCTTGAACTCGTAGTCGAGGCCGAACTCAAAGGCCCGCTGGAAACGCTGCTCGATATGAGCGATGTGGTAGCCCAGGCATTCGGTGATGAAGACCCGCCCGAGCTGCTCGGTGTTGCGATACGAGACCTTCGTCATGTCGCCCAGCATGAAGGGCGGCACCCGGAAGACGCGGGCGACGTCTTCGACTGACCAGCGCAGCTGCTCGATGAGCTGAGCGTCCTGGGCGGTGATGGTGAGCGGCTCGAACTTGAGGCCCGAGTGCATGACGGCGATCTTGCCCATGCCCTCGCCGCGGTAGGCTTCGTCCCACTCCTGCTTGAAGCGCGCCGCGGCCTCGGGCGAGATACGGCCCGACTCGCTCGTCAGCATGCCCGACGGCCGGCTGGCGTTGCTGAAGAACTGGTGGCTGTTCTGAAGGATTTTGAGGCCGACCGCGCTCGACGCGGCGGCGGCAAAGATCGGCGTGACGCCGACCAGCGGATAGCCCGGCAGCAGCGGCAGCCGGTGATGGATCATGTCGCGGTCGGGCACGACGGTGTTGGGCGCCAGGCCCGCCAGGAAGTCTTCGCCGCACACGTAGAAGATCGAGCCGTCCTGGGCGATCATCGTCTTCACCCGGTACGGATTGAGCACGTGCATTTCCGCGATCTCGTTACGCCGATTGCGCCGCACGAAGCAGTAGGTGTTGCCCTGGAAGAGGTAGCTTTGGACGAACGCAAACATGAAGTCGGGGCCGGTCTGGTAGGCGTTCGGCGCCGCCATCAGCTTGACGTAGGGATCGGAGCGCAGCGGGGCGCGCGCGCCGTTGTCCAGATCGACTTCGTAGACCAGCG